TTACAAAACTTTTACCACGGCCGTAACTGCCGGAACATACACAGTGACTTTAAGTATTGATAATCTTGGTGGCCCTGCTGGTATTGCAGCACAGATCTTGAAACCTGATTCTACGGAATTATGGAATTCCTTGAGTATAATAAGTGACAGCGTAAACCCCAATGGTTACACCTATGGCGGCCCGTTTACATTTGATGACAAAGGAACCATTCCTGTGATACCAGATGAGCAAGCCATTCCGGGTACCTATCAGTACTATGGAATTTTCTCAACTGGACATACATTTACCTGGACCAATTACATAACCTGGGACGGCCCAGTGGGTGCTACTTACATAGAAAGAACCCCAGGAAATTTTGTTCAAGTACTGAGCGCACCAGGAGTTTGGACTGGCAAAGATGGTATCAATTCATTGAACGACATGACATCAAGTCCCTTGATTCAAAACATTGCTCAAACAACATTGATGCAAAATGCCTACAATCAGCTCACTGCCACTGGAGTTATAACACCTCCGGTAACACAACCGTCAATTAGTCAAGGGCAAGTTTACACACAATCTGGTCTCCAGCAAGTGTCAGCAATAAGTTTGGCCGTTAATTCTGCACTGAGTGTACCAGGTGTGGTACAATCTGCACTGTCAAATTTTCCATCAGTGGCACTGACATCTACTGCCGCAGCAATAACAAGTTCACTAATCAACGGTGCAATCAATGATATAAACAGTGGAGCAGACGGTACTGTGTCGGATAATACCACAAGGCAAGTTAACAGTATAGTAACAGGAACCACTGCAGGATTAATATCCACTGCCAGTAAATTTGGTACGGTGGCAGTAGACAACTATGTCACTTCAAAACTAGGAAACAATGTGGCATCGCAGGTGGTCAACAGTTATATCAATAAAGGTATAAATCAAGTTACCAATGCTGTGACCAACAGTATTAATTCTACTATAACCAATCTAGTAAACGGTAACACTACGGTCAGTGATCAAGTTGCTAATCTTGCTAAAAGTTCTGATTTTGCAAGTTTGGTGTCAGACCCTGGTGTGGCCATTGATAATTTGACTACCAATATTGGCAACAATATCAGCGCTGCTGCCGACAACGTAACAAATTTTGTTGAAAATGCAGGATCTAATCTCAGCGATGCAATCACAAACTTTGATCCTGGCAGTTTGTTGTCAAACCCTGCAGTACTTGGTGTAGCAGAAAAAGCACTGGGTATCAGCGGAACCGATGCAAAAAATCTCAATACCGCCATACAAGTTGGTACTGCTATTTTCACTGGAGGTGCTTCTTTGGCACCCACTGTGTTGAACAGTCTTGGAGGATTACTTGGTGGCGGATCATTGAGTTCACTGACATCGTTGACCAGCATACCAGGATTAGGCAGTGTGGTTGGAGCGTTTATGGGCGGTGGGGGCCTAGCTGGCCAAACCAAACAAGCCGCTGGGTTTAGCAACACTGTAAATCGTTCTACGCTAGATGCAGCAGTGGTAAAAATTCTTGGCAGTAACAAGATTCCCACACCTGTATATGTACTACCAACTGCAAAATCACTGGCAGCCTCAACCAACATAACTCAAGCACAAAATGTGTTATCCAGTATTCAAGGTCAAGCTACCTCAACAATAAGCTCTGCAGTGAACACCGCATCTGCAGACATTAGCAGTGCAGTAAGCGATTTCTTCGGGTAAATACAACATGGCCACATTCATTGGATTTAACACTATCAATCAGTATAAAAAATTTACTGTGGTTGACTTTGATCTGATCAAAATAGACCTCTTAAATGCTTTTAATATCAGGCAAGGGCAACTGGTAGGGCGTCCCAGTTTTGGTACCACACTCTGGAACAACTTGTTTGAAAATCAAACACAAGAAACATTGGCCAGTGTTTACAACGAAATTCAACGAGTTGTGGCCGGAGATCCTAGAGTGTATGTTGATTCACTGCAGGTATTTCCGCAACAAAATGGTTTGCTGATACAACTCGCACTAAAAACAGTGGCTGGGCAAGATGCTCAGTTGCTGGCAATATTTTTTGATCAAGGTTCTGGAGTTGCCAGTTACGTTTAACTACCCAGTTTATTTTTCCCATAAATAATAAAAATAGGAAGCGACATGGCAACAACTACGAGACAGACAGCAATATTTGGTGTTGAAGATTGGAAAAGAATCTATCAAACCTACCGAGAAGCTGACTTCCAAAGTTATGATTTTGAAACCTTACGCAAGAGTTTTGTGGACTATCTGCGGTTGTACTATCCAGAAACATTCAATGACTATATTGAATCGTCGGAATTTATTGCATTACTGGACGTCATGGCTTTTATGGGCCAAAGTCTTGCATTTAGATCTGACCTAAACACACGTGAAAATTATTTAGACACTGCAGAACGCCGAGACAGTGTAATTAAATTGGCCAATTTGGTCAGCTATTCGCCGTTACGAAACACAGAAGCTTCGGGCTATCTCAAAGTATTCAGTGTCAAAACCACAGAAAATGTTCAAGATTACAACGGTGTAAATCTTGCCAATATCACAGTGAACTGGGCAGATCCCAGTAATCTCAACTGGCAAGAACAATTTACCAGTATTATCAATGCCGCCTTGGTCAACACACAACGATTTGGTAATCCTGGGAATGATCAGGTTATACTGGGAGTTGACACTCAAGAGTACACTATAAATCTTGTGCCTGGGTATCTTCCTATAATACCCTACACTGCAACTATTGATGGTGTGAACATGCCGTTTGAAGCAGTAAATGCTACCAGCAGCGGACAAAACTACATTTACGAGCCACCTCCCTTGCCCAACGGACAGTTTAACGTGTTGTTTAGAAATGACCAACTGGGATTTTCAAGTGCCAACACAGGATTTTTCTTTTACTTCAAACAAGGTGTGCTACAAAATCAAGACTTTAATTTGCCAGAACGCATTGCCAATCGCCAGGTAAACATCAACATCGAAGGTATCAACAACACTGATGTTTGGTTGTATCAGTTAGACAATGTAGGAAACATAACTAGCTATTGGCAAATAGTACAAAGTGTTTATGCAGCGGCCATTGAACAATTGGCACCAGGCACAAGAGACATCTACAGTATAACCAGTGCTACCAATGATCAAATCATACTAAACTTTGGTGATGGTGTGTTCAGTACAATACCAGTGGGCACATTCCGCACATATGTACGTGCCAGCAACGGACTGACCTATATCATCAATCCAGAGGAAATGCAAAGTGTCAGCATCCCAATCAGTTATGTTAGCCGTACTAATCAAATTGAAACCATAACATTTACCTGTGGTATAACTGCTCCTGTGACCAATGCACAGGCTCGTGAAACTCTACAACAAATCAAACAACGAGCACCAGCACAATACTACACACAAAATCGCATGGTCAACGGTGAAGACTACACCAATTTTCCTTTCACGCAATACAACAGTATTTTAAAAAGCAAGGCACTGAATCGTGCAAGCATTGGTACCAGTCGATATCTTGATCTAGTTGACGGCACTGGAAAATACTCCAGTACCAATATATTTGCCGCTGATGGTGCACTGTATGAAGCAAACACATTGCCAGCATTTCAATTTTCGTGGTTGACTATTCCAGATATTTCTGACGTGGTTTACAATCAAATCAGTCCGTTGTTGCTAAAAGCTGGACTACAACAATTTTATTATGCCAACTTTACTCGTCCTGACTTGTCAGTATTAAATTATACCTGGCATCAAAGCACAGTGATCACAAATGAAACCACCGGCTATTTTCAAAATTCTGCGGGAGTTCCGGTACCCATTGGAACTTATGCCAGCAACAATGCCAAGTACATTACTGAAAGCAGTTTGGTTAAATTTGTTCCGCCCACAGGATATTACTTTAACTCTGAAAATCAGCTGGTAGTAGGCACACCAGGCCAGGCTGGCGATAAATTATCTATCTGGGCTAGCCCTACCGCAGTGTATCTAAGCGGAACTGCACAAGGGTATGGCAATCTTCCATCTGGCGTTGGTCCAGTGGTATTGAATAATTTTGTGCCAACTGGTGCCATACCCACTCAAGTGATTCCTGTTTTTGTCACAGACATTCCGGTTAGTATCCAACAAAGTATTGTAAATCAAATCTATCTAAATCAAAATTTTGGCATTGGCTATAACAACATAACTGCCACATGGTATATCATAACTGCCAACAATCTGGCCGTCGATGCCTCATTCAGTCTAGCCAATCAACAAAGCACTGCTGGTACCAACAGTGATGCTTCATGGTTAATACAGTGTACTACCACTGCACCAGGTCTGGCCAATTATACTGTGGTATCAAGAAGCTTAGATTATTATTTTGCCAGTGTCATAGACACAAGATTTTTCTTTTACACAAATCAACCAATCTATGACTCGCGCACAGGTACTGTGGTAAGAGACTATGTGAATGTGTTAAAAGTCAATAGTCAACCTGACAGCAATTATCCATTGGCTGGTGACAATATTTTAACTATCATTGACCAACCAATACTGAGTGACGGTCTAGTTGACGATTTCCAGGTGTTGGTTAGTTTTGCTACCACACCAGGAGATTTGATTCCTATAAACCCTGACTTCTTCAATGATATAGTTGCTCCTGCAGTTAACCCTAACCACAAATTGGTATTCTTACAACAAACAGTTGATTTTGACAATCTACAAAGATATTTGTTGGTAGCGCCAGGCACAGTCAATAGCGATTATGCCACAGTTGGAGCAATTGAATTGGCCATGTCACAGTACAATCTTGGCCAAGTGTTTTACGCTTATCAAGATCAGGTATTCTACGATCTATCTGTAGATTCGTCAGGCAACAGTATATTGGTTGTAGATACAACTTTTATTGCTTATACTGGCCGCCAGAGCTTGTATTTCCAATATCGACACAATTCACCATTGACCAGCAGGATAGATCCTGGCTCAACCAATATCATTGATGTGTACATTGCTACTAATGCTTATTACACTGCCTATACAAATTGGTTGTATGATTCAACAGGAACCGTGGCATTGCCGTCGGCTCCTACAATTGATGATTTGACCACTGCTTACGTGGGATTGCAAAATTATAAAATGATATCTGACAATATGATATTGAATTCAGTGCAGTTCCAACCCTTGTTTGGCAGCAAAGCAGACCCTGCACTGCGAGCAACTATCAAAGTCATACAGTCAATTCAAAGTACAGCCAGCGTTAACGAAATCAAAAATTTAGTTGTGGCTAATATGAATGCATATTTTGACATAGCAGTTTGGGATTTTGGACAAACATTTTATTTTTCAGAATTGGCTGCTTACATACATCAACAAATAGGCGATGTTGTTAGTTCGGTGGTATTAGTACCTCTAAACCCACAAAAAAGTTTTGGCGACTTATACGAAATAAGATGCGCACCAAATCAAATATTTGTTAACGGTGCTACCGTTAATGACGTACAGGTCATCACTGCATTGACCAGTACAAATCTACAGACTGCCCCTGGTAGCGGAGTAATTTAATGGCCACAGTTCGCTCAGTTGATTTTCTACCAGAAATATTTCAAACACCAGTAAACAAACAGTTTTTGGCAGCTACCTTGGATCAATTGGTCCAAGAACCCAAATTTAAAAAATCACAAGGATTCATTGGACAAAAAGTTGGTCCTGGCGTCAATGCCAATGATCAATATGTAATTGAACCCACAAAAAGTCGCAATGACTATCAGCTTGAACCAGGTGTGGTTCAAATTGATCCCACCGATTCAAAAAAAATTGTTGATGTTATAACTTATCCAGGATTAACAGATGCAATTGCACTGCAAGGTGGTGTCACGGACAATGCAGATTATTTGTATACCAGTGACTATTATACCTGGGATCCGTTTGTTGATTTTGACAAATTTGTAAATTATGCACAGTATTATTGGTTGCCCAATGGTCCATTGGCAGTTGATGTGTCTGCCACTGGTGTACCAACCACTGACAATTTCACAGTGACACGTGCCAATGGTGTTTATACTTTCAGTACCTATGCCGGTAACAATCCCACACTGACTCTGGTCAAAGGCGGCAGTTACACATTTAATGTAGCACAAAATACCACAGAAACTATAACATATCGTGTGACCAACAACGGCACAAGTGCGTATGTTATTAATCAAGAATCAAATCCTACACTAACACTAGTTCGAGGCAATACCTACTATTTTAATCTTTCACTTACTGGTGCATTTCCTTTTTATATTAAAACTATTGCTAGTTTAGGTATAGTTAATGTATACACAGAAGGGGTTATAAACAACGGCGCCAGCGATGGTCAAATTATATTCACTGTACCGCAAGATGCACCTGACACGCTTTACTATTGTAATCCTTTAGAATTTAATCTGCGCGGGCAGTTTAATATTGTTGACGCAACACCGGGCACCGGCAATGATTTTTGGATTCAAACAGATCCTGGGATCAATGGACGTATCCCTGCCACACCCAATATCAGCAGTAGAACCATACTGGGTGTAACCAACAACGGTATTGATCTTGGCACTATAACGTTTGATGTGCCACTTGCTGACGCACAGAGTTTTTACTACAACTTGACTCCGTTGCCATTGAACAACGGCACAGTTGATCTCATCTCAACTTCTTTGCAATTTGATCAAGTTAATAACCAATATCTTGACAATTTTTATACGACTAATCCCAATGGCATAGATGGAATAACAAATTTAAATGGCCGTACAGTTGTTTTTACT